TGCTAAAGTAGCAGTAGACCTGACCATTGTTTTCAAGGATGGGAGTAGAATGAAGCGAGAAGAGTATGATGGAAGTGAATGGTGGGGAGTTATAAACCCCTTCAAAGTTCCGAAAGAGATAAAACCTATTACCAGTCTTTTTGGAAGACACTGGTATACACTGGCAAAATGTCAAACAGGAGAAAACGATGCGTAAATTCACGATTCACGAAATCCGCTTGGCGGCGAGTGAAGGCGAAGGTTTCTGCCGTCGGTGTGGGAGTCAGGGACCGATCGAACAAGACCCCGAGGATCGGGAAGGAAGGTTTCTTCCCTGCGAAGAATGCGGAGCTCTTGGAATGATGCCCGCGGAAGGGATTCTCGCGGTTCTCGCGCTGGTTGATTTGGAGGAGGTCTGACCATGCTTCCGGGACACGTGAAAGGAGAGAATGTTGGACGCGGCGTAAAGCTCGCTTATGGACGAAACTGGGTTTGGAAGGGCGGGGCAAGGATGGAGGATGCTGCCTGGGGCGGAGCAGAGATAGTGACGGCGCAAATTGCCGCAAGCTTCGCCCAAAGATATGTCAGGCTTCTGACGGATTGTAAGAATCCTCCGGACTTCCACTTGAATGACATTTCCTCAGTTGTACGGTGGGAGACAACCCTGGGAGAGTTTATATACTTCGTCGAAGTTTCCTGGGAAAAACCGAATAAGCAGTACGTTTCCCAACTTTCCCCGCGGGCAGAACTTTACATTAGGAGACAGCATGTTTGATTGGGATAGCTTTATTCGGGTCGGAACTTACGTTGCAATTCTCCTCGCAATCTGGTGGCTTATTGATGGAGGGAGGTAGAAGGAAGGGACACGAAACCCAATGAAAATAGTTGAATCTCTTGCTTGCTGTCTGGGATCAATTATGAGATCATACGGACTCGTTGAATAGACGAACCAATTGGAGTAAGGGTAATCGCCATAAAAGGATGCCCACTTTTTGGAGAAATGAAGATGGTCAAGAAAACTGTGGAGACTCAAGAGCCAGGAGCAGTCGTTGAAACCAAGCGTCCGGCACCGGAAGTGGAACAGGTGGTGATGGAAGACGGCCGCACAGTCGCCTTCACTGGCAAGCGTCGGATGCTGAAAGATGTCATCCTCGACGGCCAAAACGTCAGTGTTCGCTTCGACTTCCGCAACGGAGTAACCAGGACTTTCCATGTGACTGACGCGAACCGGGCGCAGCTGGCTGGTCACGGTGCCGCCCAGAAGATCGGTGACGAAGCGGCTGGTACGGAAGATCTCGATGACATCGTGATCGCTGTCGATGACATGATCGAGCGTTTGAACAAGGGCGAATGGACTGCTACGCGGGCAACAGGGGATGGTTTCTCCGGCGCCTCCGTGGTCATCAAGGCAATCTGCGAAGTCACCGGGAAGTCGGTCGATTTCGTCAAGAACTTCCTCCAGTCCAAGCTCGATGCAGCGGCGGCCAAGGGCGAGAAGCTCTCGCGGGCGGAACTCTACGCTTCCTTCCGCAATCCGACGACCAAGACTGGTGCCGTGATCGCCCGCCTGGAAAGCGAGAAGAAGGCGAAGGTCCAGAAGGTCGACGCGAACGATCTGATGGCAGAACTCGAAGGCTAATCCAGCCGGCTGAGTCGAGAGGATTGGTCACAAGCCAGTCCTTTCCGCTAAGCTGGTCGGGGAACCGACGAAGCCAGGGTGATAGGCTGCAAGTCTACGCCCGAGTCGCTAGGGAACTGAGCCTCCAACTAGCGGCGGGAAGGGAAGGGGAGGGGGAGAGTTAAACAAGTGCTCTCCCCTCCCCAAACCAACCTTTTTCAAAGGCTCACTTGAGGCTCACTCAAATGAAATTTGCAGACTATCTTGTGATGTCAGTTTGTGGACAGCAAAGAGAGAGTGTTCCCGCTCGAAAGGGAAATCCGAATCCCATTGGCTGGAAAGCGAGGATGGTCCAAGCGGACGAACGCTATCAAAAGGCTATGGGAGACAAGTGGATGACTACCAGAGACATCGAGAAAAAGCTTGGAATGTCTTCTTCAACCGCACGATATTTTCTGATGTCTCGCCTGGAAGTGGGGAAACTTGAACGAAGAAAAGTAGGTTCAGTGGAAAGTTGGACGCGCAATCTTGGCTATGAATGGAGATGGAAATGAACCGGGAAAATCCCCCTGAGTTGTGCGAATGCTGCGAAGAGTACTACCAGTACCGCAACGGCCTTTGCTTTAACTGCTGGATCGACGGGCAGGAGCGGCGAGCCGAAGAGCGGCATGATCGCGAAGTGATTGAACGCCTTGAAAGGAGAGAAGCAAATGACTGAACCACAAGTAGTCCGCCGCCCTGCCCGCTTTGCCCGGCAGACCCCAGCGCACCTGCGCAACATTCACTTCGCCGAAGACAGGGACTATATCCCTGCCAACAAGTGGGACAAGTGGGCGGCGGTTGTTATCGGCCTTGCCGTCCTGATCGTCGTGGCGCTGGACAGTGCTTGGCTCATAGGGTGGCTGCCATGATCTGTCCGAACTGTAGAGTAGATAAGGAAAGCACTTTGGCAAGTGCCAAGGCACTACTCAAGGAACGCGACGAACTCCGCGACCGTGTCGAACAGCTTGAAGCCGACCGTGAAAAACTGCTAAAGCTTCTGGAATCTGCCAGTGAAGTCATTGGCAGGTTTGTGTCCGACGAAGGTTGGGCGCAGTCCGACATGGACATGATGGATACTATCGACGCAGAGATCGTACGCATGCGGAGGGCAGCACAATGAAGGCATCTAAAAACGCTCACGACTGGCACTGCGAAGACCACGACACTTATGGGTGGAGGGGGGAAGCTTGCCCGCTATGTCCAAAAGCGCGAGGCGAAGCTGAGATGATCGAGCAGCTTGAAGCCCGCCTCAGCAACATGACTCAAGCTGTCGGGCTGGCTACTACCTTGAAGCCTGACATGGTAATTGATGTTGAGAATCCTATCGGCATGATGGAGGAAGTAGTCGAGTACGTGGGGAAAGAGAATAAACGCTTGACCAAGCAGTCGGAAAGAAGGCTCATCGGCCTGTGCAAGTGTGGGCTGAAGAGAGATGAACTGTTGGCCGAGAACAAACGGCTGCGCGAGGCTCTGGAAGCTCGCCGCGACTGGTTTGCTATGCAGATCAAGAGCGCGAGCAATGGGAATCTTTCGGAGTGGGACCGGCACACGCTGCAAATAGAACTTGATGCCACAAACGCGGCACTTACTACTACGAAAGGATCTTGAATGAAATCATATCTTCTTGGAATCGCTGTTGTCGCCTTCATCATTGGCTTCCTGCTTTATCCAACACTCGGCTGGCTGTGGAGCATCGTCAAACCGTGGATTCATGGGGTGACAGCATGAGCAAACAGATTGACTTTTTGAAGAGGTGTATCGCGTTAAATCTTCAAAGTGGAGGTCTGTTAGACCTGCTTGATCGTATCGAAGAACTTGAGCGCGAACGTGACACCGCGTGGGCGCAAGCGCACAGACTGGCGCTTGAGTTGGAATGCCTGCTGCTCGACACGAAAGACCTGCCAACGGTGAGCCGCTGGTGGGCGAGCGGAATGGAAGCACTGGACGAATGGCAAAAGCTGTTTCCGTACAACGGGCCGAGGCTCGGAGATTGATGACCGCTAACGCAGAGGTAACGGGCCGAGCAAGCGCAGCTTGCGAAGGTCCGCGTTGACCGACGGGTTATGCGTCAAACGGAACCACGGAGAAAGAAGAATGAAACCGACGAAACAAACGATCTTGCACGACCCGGCAAAAGGGCTGCACGGCAACTGCCTCTCGGCAGTGTTGGCGTCCCTGCTGCACCTGCCGATTGAAGATGTGCCGCTGTTCATTACCCCCGAAACGTGGGTGAAGGATTTGAATGCGTGGCTGCGCCCGTTTGGCCTGGCGTACTGCATGGTAGAGGACTTCGATTGCCACATTGACGCCTACGGAATTGAAGGCTTGTGGCACGAGGTGTCAGGCAACACCAGCCGCAGCAAAGACGTAACCCACGCCTGCGTTGCCAAGGACGGCGAGTTTGTCTTTGACCCACACCCGGACGATACCGGGCTGACCAAGATCACCTGCCACGGATTTTTCATTGCGCTCGAACCGTGGCGGATTTTGACGCCCAACTATAAGTAGACAGCAAAACCGCCGCATATGCTGTCACCAGGCTACAAACGCGGCACTTTTCAACACAAGGACCAAGAAATGAAAACACTCATCATCGCAGTTGCACTTTCAATGATCGCCGGCCAAGTGTTCGCCACCGGCAAGGACCATCACGGCAACCATGGAAACAATAACGGGCCGAAGAACGGCGGCAGCACTGCCAACTCTTCCAGTGCCTCCGGGGCGTTTTCGGCAGCAGGCGCGGTCGCTGGCGCGGCTTCGATCAGTGGCGCTACCGGCGGCACATCCAGCGCCTCTGGCGGTCAAGGCGGGGCAGGCGGCAGTGCGGCAGGCGGTACCGCCGTCGCGTCGGTTGGCGCCATGAGCTTCAACTTCACCTCTCCCGCCGGTTCGACCGGATCAAATGGTACGTCTACCTCCTTCGTACAGCACGACTACAGCGGTGTGCCGAACAATACCCCGGCAATGGGCAACAGCTACATCAGCACGAGCAACTCTTGCGATGGTGCAGTTGGCGCGTCGCTTGTTCTTCCAGGTTTCGGCGGCAGCGTGTCTGCGGCTACGCTTCGCATGATGTGCGAGGGCCGGCTGAACTCCCAAGCGCACAAGGCACTCGGACAAGAGGACAAGGCTCGCCTCACGATGGAGGTTGTGCAGGAGTACGCCTGCGAGGAAGATGCCAAGTGGGCCAAGATCGCCCGCAAGAAGGGACTGTGCGCACCGGCTGACGAAGCCGCTGCCGTAGCCCAGACAAACCCGGCGTTCAACTCGAAGTAAGATCAATGGGGTGAATGCGCAGGCTGATGCGCACAGATCTGGAAGTCTAGTATTAAGTGCTCTAACCGTTCCAGCGGGGCTTGAAGTAACCGATATAAGCCGGAGATCAGCGCCGGCCACCCCACCATAACTGTCTGGACGAACACGTTATTTGGTGGTAATATGAACACATACGGTCAATTCCAACCGTACTATTTTCTTGGAGGCTCAACATGAATCCACTTACTGCATCCCCCGCACCTTCCCGCGATCACTACGAAACAGGCTTGATTGGCGAGGAACTCTTGCCGAAGGGGAAGGTTCGCGAATTCCGGCTGTGGGCAACACGCCCTTGGACAGCGGAGCGCGCTATTCCCTACATCCTGGCCGGCGGTCGCTTCGACTTCAACACTGCCGATTTCGTGGAAGGTCACCTTCCCAAGGCCAAGCAAGCTCAAGACATTCGTGACCAACTTCTTCTCACGAGGCTTCCCGATGCCGCGTAAACCTTCCATCACCCCGAACAAGCACCTGCATACGACCATCCCTGCGGATCTCGCAGCTCGCCTTGACCTGTTCCTCTGGTCAGAAGCCGAGGGTCGAGTTCCCCAGGGAGCTTATCAATCCTTCATTTGCGATTCGATCAGGGACTTTTTCAGCAAGCGCACCATCGACGTAGCACCCTACATCCCTTCAGCAACCATCGGTCAATATCTCATCACCGGAACCCCTGAAACCCTTCGCGCAGTTATCGCCCACCTTCAAGGAGCAAATGCAGCATGACTTCCCCTGAACTCAACGCAAAAATTTCCGTCTGGCGTCAAGCGGCCATCGACGGCACCCTTTCCCAGGAAGATCTCCGGGAAGCCATCGAAGCTCTTCGCGGCGACCGTCGCTCCGCTGCCGTCGCTTCCGACAAATCCCGTCGTGCAAAGGCGGTTCGCGAAATACCCTCTGCCGATGACCTGTTGGCTGAACTTGGAGAACTGTAATGGCACACCAACTTAGCATTCATAACGTCAAGTCCGTTCGGGAAGAGTACACCACTCTCCAAACCCTGAATGTCGCTGTTCGTCGCATCATTGTTACAGATTACAAAGGTGTTGATTGCACCATTGTCCTCTTCGGCTGTAACGGAAGTCGCCTCGACCTTAAATCTAACCCGGTGGATCAAGTCTAATGTCCTACATTCGCCCTCCCTTCCCTAGGGTTCTCGACTCCACCATCATCGCATCCTTTCGCTCGTGCCCCCGTAAGATGCAACTCGCTTACCTCGATCACTACAAGCCGAAAACCCCTTCCGTCCACCTTCACGCCGGGGGTGCTTACGCTGCGGGTCTGGAGGCCGCACGGGAAGCGTTCTATCTCGACGGAAAACCTTCAAGCGAAGCCATCGAAATTGGCCTAGGTGCTCTGATGAAATTTTACGGTGACTTCGAGTGCCCGGAGGATTCCGCCAAGTCCCTTCCCCGCATGATGGGAGCTTTCGAGTTCTACTTCGAGCGCTACCCGATGGAGTCTGATAATGCCATCCCCGTCACTCTCCCCGGCGGTAAGCGAGGGATTGAATTCTCTTTCGCAGAGCCGATTGATGAAGTGCATCCGGAGACGGGAGATCCAATCCTTTACGTGGGTCGCATGGACATGATTTGCGACTACGCTGGCGGCCGCTTCGGGGAGGACGATAAAACCACTTCCTCCCTCGGCGCATCCTGGCCGAAGCAGTGGGATCTCCGCTCACAATTCACTGGTTACTGTTGGGGTGCTGAGCGCGCAGGCTTCCCCCTCCAGGGCTTTCTTGTCCGGGGAGTCTCCATCCTCAAGACCAAATACGACACCATGCAGGCGATCACATACCGCCCCGCCTGGATGATCGAGCGCTGGTATGAGCAACTTCTCCGCGACGTTCGCCGCCTCAAGCAGCAATGGGAATCCGGCATCTTCGATTATTCCCTCGATCACGCTTGCACAGAATATGGCGGGTGCGAATTCCGTCAGGTCTGCCTGAGCAAAGATCCGACGCCCTGGCTGGAAGGTTCCTTCACCCGCCGCATCTGGGACCCGGTTAATCGTAAAGAAACTCCTGTGGGGATCTAACGTGTGGACGCTTCTTCTGGAAACTCAACTGTCCTTTACCTGGAAGGTTCCCGCCCCGTCGGTGAGCGAGAAGTTTATTGCTGCGGATATTCCCCTACCCCAGGGGTTTCCGTCTCCGCCTACTGGCCCCACACCGCTTATTTCTGTCCCGTGTGTGGAGAGGTCTGGGGCCGTGCAATCTATCAGCATCACTTCTCGTACTCCCCCATACCGAAAAACTCCTGGGTGGTGGAAACTCGTCGATGCGTTAAGCATGGTGATGGGACATTCCTGACCGGACAGCCGCTCGAACACACAAGCCACAAACTTCTAACTCGCGAACTCCTCGCACTTCTGGAAAACTATCATGACTGACACCACCCAAGCCACTACCCTCATGGGACCGAAGATCCTTCTCGAAGGCCCTTCCGGAACCGGCAAGACCCACGCCCTAGGAACCCTCGTAGATTGGGCGGCAGCTCAGAAACCAGCTCTCCCTGTTTTCGTCCTATTCACCGAAAACGGCCTGGAGTCCCTTCTCGGATACTGGCGCGATCACGGGAAGGAAGTTCCCGCCAACCTTCACTGGCACGTCGCAATGACGAAGAGTCTGACCCTCGCCTCTCTCCTCGACGGCGCGGACAAAGTTGGCAAGCTCTCTTATGAAGCCCTCACGAAAATGCAGGACGGGGGGCGGAGCGCGAACAACGCTTTCTACAAGATCCTCGCGGCATGCTCCAACTTCCCTGACGATCGCACCGGAGAAAAGTTTGGTCCCGTCGATTCCTGGGGTTCCGACAAGATCTTCGCAATCGACTCCCTCTCTGAACTTGGGAACGCTGCAATGAAGATGGTCATCGGGAACAAGCCAACTGCAGCCCCCGCCGACTACGGAGTCAGTCAGAACAACCTGATGAATTTCCTTCGTCTCTGCACTCAGGGCATCGCCTCCACCTTCGTCATCACAGCGCACGTTGATCGCCAGACAGATGAAATCACCGGCGGCATCAAGCTCATGACAAAGGCCATCGGGAAGGCAATGGCGAATGACATCCCGCAGCTATTCTCCGATGTAATCTATGCAGTCCGGGAGGGCGCGAACTGGTATTGGGACACTGCCGCGGGAAACGTCGACGTGAAAACCCGTTCCCTTCCGATTTCCTCCAAGATCAAACCCGACTTCGCGCAGATCATGGACAAGTGGGTTATCCGGAAAACCGGCAACAAGTCATAAAGGCCAAGGGTCCTTCTACCCGAGTAAACTTTCATCAAACCGCAACACAAACCAAGGAGCAACATCATGTCTTTTGACGTATCTGCATTCAATCCCGAAGCCTTCCTCGACGCTACCCTCACCGATCCGACCGAAAAGCGCAAGCCTCTTCCCGTTGGCGACTACACCGCGATCATCGGAGCTGTCACCGCTCGTGCCTGGCAAGGTCGTGCTGACACCAGCAAGTCCGGCATCGCCTGGGACATCCCGCTGACGATCGACGTTCCGGCCGCCGTGCAAGCTGAACTCGGGATGGACCAGTCGACCTTGAATCTCAAAGACTCGATCATGCTGGACCTAACTGAAAACGGCACCATCGACAACGGCCCTGGCAAGAATCGCCGCCTCCGCGCATACCGTGAAGCTACGGATATGAACAAGCCGGGCGACGTGTTCTCTGCTCGCAAGATGGAAGGCAAGGTCATTCTTGTCAAGATCGCTCACGATATGTGGGAAGGTCAGCCTATCGAGCGCGTCACGGGGGTCGTTGCTGCATAACCCAACCGCATCATCCAGGGGGTTTCGGCCCCCTTTTTCTTTAAGGAAATTTGAATGAAACGCTTTATCGCAATCAACTCAATCAAGATTGCTGAGAACCGCCAGCGAAAGGAATTCAATCAGGCCGAACTGAACGAGCTCCAAGAAAGTATCCAGAACAACGGATTGATC